CAATTTCAGCAGCACTCTGTGCTCTTGGTTCTGTCTTAACCTGAACTGCGGTAGCATCTTCTTCGTAGTCAATTTTAATATCAATAGCATCACGCATTGCTAAAGTAGCTAATGCCATCTGCTCTTCAGATAAAGCAGCCTCTACCTTACCCGCTACACTCTTCATTAAGATAGCATCAGGGTTATAGTTTGCTGATTTAGGGTCTACCTCATCAGTATCAAACGTAGGTACAAAAGGATTATTTGTTACAGGGTTTAAACCAACGTAGTCTATTAATGTAGACATTCCCGCCATAGTTCCTACGTTTAATTTACTTTGTATAAACTTGTTTTGAGCCGACTCAAAAAGCGTGTACTTTTTTAAGTCTTCAAGCTTCATCCCTAGTTCTTTAGCAGTAGCCGCAAACTCTTCGTCAGACATATCTGCTAGACCACCCTTTTTAGCGGTTGCATCTTTTATCTTTTGGAAGATAGCTTTTGTATATGTTGTACCAAGTTCAGTAATAACTTTTTGGTTTACACCTAAAGTTTTTTGCCACTCATCTGCTGCTTTGTCAACATCAAATTTAGTGATAGTACCTTTTATTCTATTCTCTAGTTGTTGTGCGGTTACTAAATTGTTAGGGTTAGGATCAGGAATCATAGGACCACTAGGGTCATCAGGATTAGGTATCAACATTGCCATTGATACAACCTTTGTTATAGGATTGATAACCATTTTTGACCTAGAGAAATTAGCAAAACCTTCAACGTTACCCATCAACCAATTCTGTACCTCAGAACCCTGTTCACTAATAGGAAGATTGGGGTCATTCATTGCCATCTTTCTTTCGTATTCTCTGTTGTAGTTATCTAATAAGTTAAACACAGACTCCGTACCGTCTTTTAAATTCTGACGACCTGCAGTCCATTCTCTTAAAGATAAATCCCCATTTGTTAATAGCTGATAATCTATACGAGTTTGTTCTATTAAAGACTCAGAAGATTCAGAAGCAAATTTATTTAATTCATCATTCTCTCCTCTTGGAATGTTCTCAATAATTTTAATAGACTCTCTAGTAGCTGAATCGATCGCATCTCTTTTCTCTTGACGAACTCTCCTTTCTTCTAAAAGATAGTCGGAAACGTTAGAGCCAACTTCTGCCCAATTAGTTAATCCATCTACCCCTAAATAATCTTTTGCTTTATACGCTGTTGCCATTGTCTATGTTTTAGTAACTCCTAAATGGATTAAATTGTTGACTAGGATTATACAACGGTTGCGTTGGAGGGACCTGAAAATTTGAAAACATATTATCGCCTTGTCCACCAAAATTAATAGGAGGAAATTGCGTTGGGGGATTGGCTTGAGCAAACTGAGCCGCATAATTAGGCATAGCCCCTGAACCAAATCCTTGATATCCTTGACCTTGTAATCCCTGAGTTAAATTTAAACCCTGGCTTAAACTTGGAGTAAATCCTGTTCCTTGTAAACCTGTTTGACCCGCAGTTACACCGCCAAATGAGGGGGCTGCCGCACCTGCACCTGCACCTCCTGGTGGCAATAAATCTTTAGCACCATTAGTACCTAACGGAAGTCCATAGGTTAATGCCATTGTCCCTAGCTTTATTGCTGACTGTATTCCTTGTTGTTTTGATTGCTCTGCTCTAGCCTCGGCTAGTGCTGCTCTTTGTTGATTACCTGCAACCTCTTCTAAGTCTAAACCAACATTCAAATCTCTTAACCTTGAGTCTTCTTCTATAATAGCGTTCTCGATGTTTGTCATCTCATCTCCCATTGCTGCACGAATCTGACCTTGACCTTGTTGTTGGGCTGCATATACTCTACCCGCAGTTGCTGCTGCTCCACGCTCACTAGCCGTACCTGCCTCAGTAGCACTTGCTCCCGCAACTAAATTAGCTTCACGCTCTAGTTCGTATGCTTCTTTTTTTATAGACTGATCCTCAGCAAAGTTTACGCCTAATCTATTTCTTGCATCAGCCATTGCCTCATCAGCTTCACGCTCGGCTTGCTTCTGAATTTTTCTTTGTTTTGAGGCTTGTGAAAAGGACAACCCCGCAGATGTTGCTGCCGAGACTCCCGCTCCAATTAGTAATGCCGTTGATGTTGCTACTGCCATATTATATTTTTTTTATCATCTCTTGTGTGTATGAATCTCCTGGAACATATCCTAGTTTTTCATACGTTTGCATTAAACCTTTGTGCTTTATTAAAGCATAACAATAACTAGCACCACTATTTTTTGCAAGTTGTGTTAGTGTATCCACTAATAAAACAACTGCATCTGATCTCTCAGGTTTCTTTCTATAGGTTTTACTAGAAACTATCCAATCAATCCAAGCTACACTAGAGTTTGTTACATATATAAACCCTGCACAAATAGGAGTATCTCCATCCAATATCATCATTCCACCCGTACCATTGTCAGGTAAAAAATCTTTTTGAGGTGCATCCCACCCCCAAGATTCCCACCATTCTACTAAAGTGGCATCATAATCCTCTGAATTAAGTGGTCTAATGTTAAATATCATTTACAACAAAGATACTAAATTCTAAGGAAAAGATTTCATAACTTCAGATTCTAACGCTACTAGTTCAATTTTGCTAGTTGAATTATTAATTAGCGTGAATTGACCATAATGTCCTAGTATTCCGTGAGATTCTGCAACTGCATTTTTTATATATAAAATATATTCATTAGGTGACGGTGATGTTTGTGCTCCTCCTATTGTATTATCTACAACAACAGAGTTAATGCCACTTGCAAGATTTTGATTTACACTTATAACTTGTCCAAGCAATTGAGGAACGTATGCCGTAGCAGGAGCAATAGGTGCAACTGCGAAATAAACCATATCCCCAATACTTATAATGTTGCCTATACTAATTGATGTAGAAAAGTCAACAGTAGTTGAATTACCTGCAACTGTTATGTTTGAACTTGTAGCTAAACCATTTACTGATCGCAAAGGATATTGATCCTGATTAGCAGGGACTGTCCCTGAATTTCTAATAAAACCAAAGTAACTTCCTTCCTTTTTTTGCCACCAAGAATTATCTACATATCCTGTTGTTTGCTGATCACTTATTAGTGTAGCACCCCAGGATGCATCTCCTTCAATGTTTAGTGTTTTAAATAATTTATTTTCTAAAGGATTGTCATTAAATACAGAGGTTACTTCAGAACTATAATTAATACCATAGTAGTTGTTTCTGACCTCGTTCGTGTTATGGCGGTAAATGTTACCCCCTTTAAACGAATAGAAGTAATTATTCATACCTATCATCCACTCAGGATTATAAGAATAGAATGAAGGGAATCCCTGGACTCCTTCATCATATGTTATCGTGTAATGTTTTAGTGGTAACGCCATATTTTTATTTTAAAGAGGTACACAATTATTATTTACACAAATAAATATTCCTGTAACTCTGTTATCCTGTAATTGCATAATTCTAAATGGTCCTGTATTTGTATCTGTAACAACAGGCGAATATGCATAAAACCCATCAGCAAGTATTGAACCGTCAATTGTATCTAAATCAGTTATACCTAAATATGTGGCATTAGATTCAACCTGTTTTTGAGTTACTGTAGTATAGTTTGTTGTACAAAAATCGCTGCAACTCGTTCTAACCGTGCTTAAATAAATATAATTAGGAGCACAGGCACTACCTTTTGCAGTAACAATACCACTTGTAACTTCTATTGTTGTGCCATTTGCTCTATACCAACCATCCGCTACTGCGTTTTGTCCGTTTTTATCTTGAAAAATATAATCGGTTTGATTTATAGAAGTACCCGCAGTAGATGATGCGTTTACGGGAACGTGATACCACGTTGTGAACGCTGCATCATCACAGGCATCTATTTGTGTAAGACCGCTATTTGGATTAGACGAAAACCCTGTCAACTCTACAGGACAGGCAACACCAATATCAAATATGGTATCCCCACAAGGACCTATCATTGTCAGATTTATAATAGTAGGTGAAGGATTAGGTTTTGGTATTACCATAACACAATTACCTGGAGCATTAGCGGTAAGCTGAGAGTCCCCTGCTGCTATTGTAATACTCTGTTGATTTCCTGTGGCTACAAAATCATTTGTGCTACCTCCTACATAATTAAATTCATTAAGACTAGGGTATGTTCCTACTAGTGTGTTGCCTGAACAAAAAGACTGAGAGGAAGTTCTTCCTATAAATGTAGGGCTGCCAGGATTAGTACTTTGTAATAACCCGTATGTAGGAGAACTAAGCTTATTATATACAGTACCATTAAAAACTGCTTTCACACCGTCAGGTATACTTCTAGGATCAAACGTTACTATAATCGCACCAACATCAGTTGCAGTACCACCTGTGTCTAAATCAAGAAGGTAAACCCCTTGGTCACCGCTCCCGTTAATTGACTCACCACAAGGTTCTGCACAAGTACCACAAGTACTAGCGGGTAATAGATAGCAATTGCCACCACTTACAACTTGTTGTCTTGATGTAACACCATCAGAATAAAATCCTGCAGGTGCACAAATGGTTAAATCAGCATCTGTAAAACAAGCCGTGGCATTGTTTAAGGTAGATCCGTCTATATATATTGTTGCCATATTATTTAATTTTATTTAAAAGGGACATTCACCACCTTGAAATAGTGACATTCCATTTGCGTTAACCGTTCCTTCTAGAGCACAAAATGAATCTTGATCAGTACCGCTTGCTCCTCCAAGACTACCCCCTGATTCTACACCATCACAATCTGTATATGTATAAGGAATACCCGAACCTGATGTAGTTGAAATAGTATACAGATAACAAGTAGATCCTGGTGGCGGTGGTGGCGGTGGCGGTGGTGGTATTGATGAACAATCACAACACGCTACCAACCCTGACTCAGCAGAAAAACACAAGTCTAATTCTGTTGGTGTTCTATAGTCATATATAATATATAAATAGTCTCCACTAACACCTGCAGGCATTTGAAAAGTTCCTGAATAATAACTAGGTGCTGATGTTATATTAGTATTTATAGCAGTTGATGCTTGTAATAAATTAGAAACCGCACTAGGTGTATTCGGATAATTTGTAGATGATCTTAAATATCTAAACTTGTTTAGATTTTCATTAAATACTACATCATCATTTCCAAACTTGTTAAATGCTAAGGTTACGTTAGAACCATTTGTCGGTATACTACCCACTCCCTGAACACCTGCTACTATTCTATAGGTTGATATAACGGGGTTTGTAGTTCCTACCGAAAACTCAACTTGATTTGATGTTAGTGCAGAGACATATGTTCCGTCAATATATCTGTGTTCGTTATGGATGAATAGACCTGAATCATTTGCATTTGTAACACAAACCTCAATCAATGTAAGATCCTGTGCTGCAGGACAAGCCCCGTTTAACACACAAGTAACTGACCCTGCCGAAGCAGCAGTAAACTTTATAGTGTAGTCATTAACATTTACAAGGTTTTTATTAAAACTTAAATCCCCTGAAGTCGTCTGATTGAGAGCGGTATAGGTAGTTCCATTATAAGTTAGTTCAACATTAAATGGGACAGGTGAAGGACTAGATAAAGTCCAACCTACTTTAACGGCTCCAACCTGGTTACCTGCATTAACACATATTTGATATGGTGATCCTGATACGAATGTAATCTCTTGATCTATACCACAATTCTCGCAAGTTACTTCTATCGGCAACTCTTTTGTGTTGGATGTCAATACATACTCATCCATATAAGGATCAAATCCCCCTAGTTTTTGAGTAGTAAATGCAGGTCCATTAAATAAATCTCTAAACCAGGTTCTCATACCTTGTCTTGATATATCAGCTAGAGCATCACTTTGATAAGACGATCCTTTTAATTGAATTACAACTCCACGTTTAGCATCAGTAAAATATCTATCAGCACCGTACACTACAAAGCTTTCAGGATTATTACTAATACCATATTCTTCTACCCTTGCAACCTGAGTACCTAATACTTCAGGTACGCTAAGTAAAGTGCTTCCCCCACCTGCATCGGTTAGTATGTTTTTCCCTGCTAATACATATGATATTTTATCTTCTTGCAAACAAAGAATATCTGTTTCTCTAGCCCATAATTTATTAACAGGACCAAATGATTCTTCTAGTGGTTTAAAGTTTAATAACCCACCATTAAATTCATTTAATCTATTGACGTTTGATTCGTCATTATAAATACCACTATAGGTTAAATCTGCTGATCTACGCACTTCCTCGTAATCTAAATCTGATGTAGACGTTACTCTGTTACCAAGATTAAAATCCTTTCCTAATAAACTATCTCTGACCTTATAGCTTTCAGTTCCGTTTCCAAAAGAAAAACAATTAGAAAAATCTAAACTAACAACTCCTTGTTGACCTGTCGCTAAGACTTGATTCTGAACATTTGCCAGGTGAGATCCCCTCTCAAGAGGTAATGATGTAAGTTGTACGTTTAAAGGATCTACAGGAGGTGTTGAAGACGATACCACTACAGTACCACACTCAGCAATAACATCTACAGAGCCATCAACAGAAGCCGTGTCAGGCTCTACGATTACCTGAGCAACTTGACCTGAAGGTGTTCTGTAGTTAAAAGCTAAAGCATTAGGCTCTGCTGCCGCTACATTTATATTTACCTGGCAGGTTGTATCGTTTGTAACTATACCAAAGTTCTGAGAACCTTCATACCAAATATCAGGTGCTGCATCTAAAGGCTCGCTCTCAAATATTATAGTATTCTCTGCTCTAAATACGGTTATATCAACTTTAAGTTTAGACCTTCTGTTTTTTCTCCAAGATGCCGTTTCACACGCTCTAGTACCTCTAGTTAGCAACATCAGTTCATTTGTAGTAGTGTTTCTATAGAATCTGTAATAGTTGGTACATAGGTTTTGAGGTATATCGCTTTGTGATGCTGCAAGAGTATTAATGTATTCATTCTCAATATCACATCCGTCACCCCCAACGCTTGCTACACCGCTATCTAGTTGCGAAGAGACGTTGTCTCCGTTCCACCAATCCATAAAGTTGTCATAGTCCTGAGAGGCAGTTAGCGTTAATTCTAACTTATACGTTCTTTTCTCACAACTATTATTTCCATCGCCACCACCTTGTCTTTCGAAATCAAACTCCATTATTATTCTTGATCCCGCAGGTACTGTATAATCAACATAAGTGTATCCTGGATTATTAGGATCTGTTCCCGCAAGATTGAGGGGATATCTAACTAAAGGATAATGATCCGCTCTATCTGCAGTTGTGCTTCTTCGTCCTGGTTGTACAATTGCATTTTCAGTTTGTTCTGCTGAAAAGTTATTTGCTTTTAACCTCATATAAGTTCCCGCAGGAATTGGGACAAAATCATCTTCCGCACCACTATCGCTTGGAAGTTCAAAAAAGTCAGCAGCTTCTGCGTTTTTCCCTAGTACTGTGGTAAAAATACATCTACGAGCAGGACCATCAGAATCAGCCTTCACAATAAGCCTTTGACCGTCAGTAATTTTTTGTGAATTCTCACCCTCTAATAAAAAGAATGTCATCCCTGTCTCAGGGTTTGTAAAATATACATTAGCGTATATTGTTTCGTATGACTCTTTATCAGGTTTTATTGCAAACTTATAATTAGTAGCCCATACAGGTGCTATCTGTGTTGTGGGTATATTGACGTTAATACTGTTCTTTGTAGAACAAGAACTACATCCAAAAAATTCTGTGTTATACTGACTAACCAATGCAGGTGTTGCACGATTAAATTCATCCATATAAACTATACCAACTTCATATCCTCTATTACTATGAAGACTTACTCCACTTCCTACCTTTTGATAGGATACATCTGTAAAGCTTATTTTAAAATATTCAGTTACTTTCTTTGTTGGTACATCAATATCATCTGCGTACTGAACTGCAGGGAACTGAAATGAAATCTCTGAACTACCAGGAGTTGAGATTATATTTATTGGCTGACCACCTAAACTAATACCACTATCATATTTGGTATAAGCATCAATAGTCTGTAATGGTTGACAGTTATAAATATCTGTCATTGTTGTTCCATCACAAGATGTCTCTACTCCAACGCCACCTGAAACAGGCTTTATAGTTGTTGTGCTACCAATTAAATTAACAAAGAAATCGCTTGTTGCAAATTCATAAACAGAAGCATAATCTGACGGTAATGTTACCGCAAAGTCAACTGAAAATGTTGGGTTGTCTGCAGTAGGCAATGGAGTATCTCCATTCCAACTAACGTGCTCAAAAGAAAAAGAAAACGCCAATGATGATCCTTGAACTAAATCAAGTCCTGCTAAGTTTAAATCAACTACTGAGTCACCAATTGTTTGTGCTCCTTGAATACTATACTGACCACTAGAGAAAGTATCTTCAACTTCTTCTTCCCCAAAATCTACTTGAACTTTTTCTGTTCTATAGTCAAATCGTACAGGGTTGTTATTGTAGTCTATTAAATTATAACCTTCAACATAATTTCCATAGATCAGTCTGTTGCCCATTAGGGTTTCAGCCCTTGCAAATCTAGGGACATTATCATATAGTCTTAATATTTCTGATTCAGGAAGTATTGTAAATATTTTACTATTACTAAATGAATATGTAACTTCTTGGTTATTAGAATATCCTTGATCTGTTTTTACAAGTTTCTCAATAACTTTTATAATAGGAGAATTTGCATCTTTAAATAACAAATCAATCCCTAATACCAAAGGTCCACCTGTATTAAACGTAACCTCTGCCGTATTAAAAGCGTTAACCATTCCTTCATTCAGATATGAATCAGGAGAAAACAAGAATGGCTTAGGGATAAAGGCAACCTCAGACCATTGTGACGTTGCTGAATATTCATCATCATCATATTTATACCTATAAGCAAAACATATAAATCTTTCTTCTAGGTAGTTATCTTCATTACCTGTTTTTATTAATTTAATTTCAGGTGATGATATAGGAGGTTGTTTAATTACTAATATATCATTATAAGCAAATCCATCTATAAAAGATGCAGTTGGAGAAGGATAGTTTTTTGTAACATTTATTTTTCTAGGAGGATTGTAGTTGTCTGTGAAAAACAACAGGTTCTCAATCTTATCTATACCTGTAAATAAAAACTCAGGATTAAAGTTTAAAGTTGTTTTTAAATTTCCCCCATCATTTACGCTAATAACGTGATAAGTAACGATTAATGTTTTCACATCATATGATACTATCATATCTACAATACCTGTAGCGGGAGATCCTGGGCTTTCAAAACCTGGATCGTGGACCATCCAATAAATAGTTTCATCAGCACCGTCTTCAAACGCACCAAGGCATCTTGCCTGTGAAGATAAAGAATAGCCATTGTAAGTTAACCCCGTAAGCTTTGTATTACCTTTTGAGTTTGAGACAACACCTATCTCTGAGTTCTCTGTAGAACCCATTCGAATATTCAATGCATCGAGGTATTCACCTTGCGGTAAAATACGCTCATCAACAGACTTATTCATTTTACCTTTGGTAAAGTTTCTCGTTAGATTTGCCATAGTATTATTTAAGCCACTTATCTTGTCCTCTTAAATTCATTAACAATCTGCCAGGATGAATGTTACTAATTCTAATTTTTGCATTTCTAAGTAATGCTGATTTGTTTTTCCTTGCTCTTGCCACTACATATTCTTGAACTCCAACTTTAGAATTTAAAATTTCGTGTTCTATATAAGCGTATATAAATTTTTCGAATAACTTATTTACTGTAACTTTTGAATTATCTCCATTTTCCATTCCGTCAGAAACGTATTCCAAAACACACAACTCACCTGACATACCTGAACTAAAGTTTATTACACCACCTTTGGGGTCAATTTTAAACGTAGGATTTGCATTAGCAGTTTCCGTATTTAATCCAAACTCAGTTCCAAAATACCAATAACCATCAATATTCCAACCTGATCTTCCGTTAAACATTTCGTTTTGATCATTAAGATATATTGATTGAGCAGTACCGTTAATTCTATCCCAATCTACATTAGAAAATTCAGGCTTTAATGCTGCTCCGTTTTCATCAAATAATACCCTACAATTGTTGTCTTGTAAATAAGCAGATGACCAATTGGTTTGAATATTTTCGCTAAGTGGGTATAACAATCCTTCTCTATATTGAGAGATCCTAACCCAATTAACATAGTCAGAAGGAAGTATATATCTTAAACTATCACACACACTTAGTTCTAGAATTTTTATTTCTTTAAACGCATCGTAATTCAACTCTTGAATTGCACGTTTTGCGTGAAATAATATTTTATATCTAGGCTCGTTGTTTATTAAACTATGATTGCCATAGTACATTAACATAAAGTTATTTACTATGTCTTCTAGCGAAACGTATTGATATGAACCCCAATTTTCATTTTCGGGGTTTGTTCCTCCATTTTCGTAATACTGATATTGCGTTATATAACTCATAATTTATTTTTCTTCTTGATCAGCTTTTGCTTCTCCTTGTTGAGCAAATTGAACCGCAGCTATTTCTCTAATAGACATACCTGCGTATTGTAAAATCTTCATAATCAATGGAACCTCATCATCAACTGCCAACTCAAAGTCCTGGTAATCAGGTTGCCCCGCATCAAATGCAGGTTCTCCATTTGTTAATGTAATAAAAGTCCACTTAGGTACATAAGGATATCTAAAGTATTGTGCTACAACCTGTCCAATATTATTAATTGATTCAGGGTAAGCATCTAGTGTTGCTAATTCTTGTGTATATGCGGGGTATCCCAACGTTGGAGCAGTTAACAAAGAATTATTTAACATAGTTATTTTACTATGTCTAACCTTTTCTGCTTCTTGAATATCTGATTTTGAGTATATGGTATAAGTTTTACCGATTGCATCCCAAACAAGTGCAGAGGTTGGTCTAGTAAGTAACTCAGTACCGTTTGGGTCTACACTAGTAATAATTGTGTTATATGTAATACCATTAGTTACGGTAGATGCGATATCACCTACACGAACACCACTTGCTACAAAATCCTGAGACGTATCTACTACTTTAGTTGCACCC